GGAGAAATGGTCTTCTGAACATTTCCCTTCTGAATAACAAGACCAGAATTGATTGTGGAAAAGTTTTTCAAGACACTCAGGGTGTTTTCACTCAGTTTCATAATATACTCCGTTTTGGGAATTTAGTTTACGCTGCTAGTATAGCAGGGTTTTTCGGGCCTGTAAAGACTCGAATCATATGTTCAATGTCAGATTCTAACATGGAAATTGCACCAACATTGTCTAGCTGATAATCAGTACCATGTCCGATCCATGCCCATTCAGAATAGTGTACAGGATAATCACACATCAAATCTGTATTGCTTTCAAGATTTGCTCTTCTCGCGGTTTCATACCACTCAGGATCATCACCACGCCTAACACGAACAACAAATCCACCCATCTTCTGAATGAAGTTCATTTCGTTTGGAAAACGAACATCAGGAATGACTACATTCTTATACATTCCAATCTTACGTTCTACAGACAGAACCCAAACGTCAGGATGAATTACATCACGACCAGCTTCTGTTCCAATAAGCTGGAGCATGTTGCGAGGAGTAATATACTTGCCAGTCTTTTCAGACCACCATTCATCTTTCGTTTCACGAAACTCTCTACTTTCATCAGTATCGCCCTCAAGAAGGGATCGCGGCCATCCGAAGATGGCCGCTGTAGCATCCTTTACTGAATCTGCAAAAGAGATTTTCGTGAAGTCTTTTTTATTCACAAGGATATCAGCAACAGTGCCTTTACCCGAACCAATAAATCCGACAACACCAATTATCATATTAGAGATTTCCTGTTAAAGCCGCAATTCTATTCATGTCACCGCTAAAGGCATAAGTGCCAATATGCTGAGTCTTCATCCAAGGACATAGCCATACTGATCCGCCGATCTTGCGCCAGTATTGACAGAACATGTAGTCTTCTGAGAGATAGCGATGAGAAGCATTCTTTTCAATCTCAAGAAGTTCCTTTGCTCTCTTAGAGACATCTGTTCCCTTTGCAGCATCTTCCATTAGACGATGCATGTCATCAAAAGTATAGTTCAAATCAATCACTGTGTCAAAGTATGCGTGAATATACCGAGAACCGTCAAAGTTTGCCTGACCGACATGATCTGGTCTATAGTTAAGCTTAGGATAGGCTTCCTTAAACTTATCAAACACATGACGCTTGACCAGCATGAATCCTGTGCCGATTTCCATAACCTCTAGAGGTTCTGAAACATTGAACTGCTTTGTTCCAGGAACAGGATTGAAAACATAATCACCAACAAGTCCTTCAAGTTCCATTGGATTGATTGCAGGATTTTTGCCAGCGGCTCTTGCGATATTGCCCCAATTGATAGACTTCTTCGGATATGGTGCACCGATTACATCCTTGTCAAGGGCAATCAAAGCTAGAATGTCCTGAGGATCGTAGTGAATATCAGAGTCGATGAATAGAAGATGAGTAAAACCTGATCGTAAAAATTCATCAACAAGATAGTTGCGGGCGCGAGTAATTAGAGATTCGTTGAAAAGAAAAGAGAAGCGACATTCAATGCCATATTGCATACACATTGCCTGAAGATCAAGAGATGCCTTCATATAAAGACCGTGATTGTTGCCGCCATACATTGGCGTAGCAACAAATAGCTTACACTTTCTCAACTCTTCAACTTTAATTGATAATTCCATCTTTGAACTCCATAATAAAAAGGGATGCTACAGAACTATATAGCATCCCTTTTTGAACATGTCAATAAAAATTAGGCAGCAAAACGATAAAACATCTTGCGCTTACCGTTAACCTTACGGTAGTTGCTATAAATCTTATGACCTTCCATAGTGCGAAGATCATAGACGCGCTTGCTTACGCTAGCCTTCGGCACGCCAGTCAGACGGGCAATCTGAGCAACAGTGATGCCAGCACCCTTGGTATTCTGACGGAGAACCTTAGCAACCTTACGAATCTGAGACATTCAATAACTCCATAATGAAATGACCGCTTTGTTAGAACAGGCAATATGGCGCAGTCTTTTACCATATTGCCTGTATTATACACTAGGTACTACCTAATGTCAATTAGAAAGGCACCTCTTCATCAAGATTTACCGCAGTGGCAGTTTCAGCCGGCTTCGGATTGAGATTTTCGTCCAGCTTGAGATAGAGGTCGTAGAAGCCGCCCTTGGTGTCCACGTCGAAGCGGTTCAGACAAAGCTTGATTGCCTTCTCACGATCCTGACCGAAGATGGCGTAGGCTTCGCAGATATGAACCAGACGGCGAGTAGAGATGATATCGGAAACCGCACCGTCGTAGAACGCCTTGCGGATCATATCGGCCCAGTTGACCAGCTTGTCGGCAAAGTCCTTGTCTTCAATGCCAGAGGCACCGAGGACATTGTTGAGGATCTTGGCTTCGGTCTTGAGCGGCGGGTATTCCTGCTCAAACGTGATAGAGAAACGCTCAAGGAAAGCTTCATTCATCACGTTGGTACCGATGAAGCGGCCATCGTCCGAACCCTTACCCTTGGTGTTAGCAGTAGCAAGGATGTTGAAGCCAGGCGCGGGCGTGACCACGCGGTTGATCTTCTTGAGATAGATCGGCTTGCCCTCGAGGACAGGCTGGAGACACATAAGCTTGGCGTCACCAAGATCAACTTCGTCAAGCAGCAGAATTGCACCACGTTCCATGGCCACGATAACAGGGCCGTTCTGCCAGACCGTCTTGCCGTCGATAAGACGGAAGCCACCGATCAGATCGTCCTCGTCAGTTTCCTTGGTGATGTTGGCACGAACCAGTTCACGCTTTTCCTGGGCACAAATCTGCTCAATCATCATGGTCTTACCGTTGCCAGACAGACCAGTGATATAAGTCGGATAGAACTTACCAGACTTGATGATCATACGAACATCAGGGAAGTGACCGAACGGAACATAACCAGAAGCCTTCGACGGCACCAGAGAGATGGTATCGGTCGAGGCGTGAAGAGCCATAGCCATGTCAGCATGATTGGACACTTCGGTAACCTGAGCAACAGGAACAGCCGAAGCAATCTCAGCCGCAGGAATGGACTTCACAGGCTTCACAGCTTTCGGTGCGGGCTTTGCATTGGTCATATCAACATCATCCAGAGAATAGACACCACGACCGATACGCTTGCTATCGTCCTTGACGAGCCAGGTCGGATAAGACACATTGCAATTCTCATAAAGATGAACCAGTTGCTGGCGAGTAATGGTCTTGATATCGCCATACTCGGACTTTACAGCGGCGAAGAAAGCACTCTTATCAACGGACTTAGCCATTAGATATTTTCCTTTGTGTGTGTTTCGATTATGTGTATATTATAGTCTAGGAAGAGGTGGTTGTCAAGCGGCAATTCGCTTGACAAACCGAGAGAGTAGAACGCGAGATACCGACTTCTTTTCCGAAAACTTGATAAATTCCGAAGCAATCTTGCGCTTGGACATATCAGAGTTTACGTTAAGATTTCCAGAAGACACATTCATGGACTTCGGATTGAGGATATAATATTCATCATACCCAGCCGTTGTCACTCCGAAGAACCCGTTTTCTTTCCAGTCGGTAGCACACTTCTTATAAGTATCGCCATATTCACCGTAGAACTGGCGATACATGCTTTCAAAGCCATAAGAAGAGATAAAGAAACCGATCAGATTGCAACCGGTACGTTCCTTGAGTATCCGCAGCAAAAGAGTTGTCATCGCCTTATCAGCGTAAGGAGAATAGCGGTTCCAGCCGTTATTGCTTGCTGCGCGGATGTCATAGTTCTTCTTAGTAACATCATCCTGAAGAATGAACTTGCGGTTCTTACGGGCACCGTAAGTAGAAACGCCATGGATTTCGCCGATTGGATCGGACTCGCCGTCAGTCAGGAAGATTGTGTTAACAATCTGAACCTTAGACCGAGCCTTGAACCGATTGACAATCAGATCAGCCGTGCCGATACATTCATTCAGCGGAGTGGAAGACAACCCGTCACACTTGAGGTGACCACCACAAGCCATGATGTAGAGATGGAACATTGCGTCATTGAACTCGGCCACATTCATCCGTGAAGACAAAAGGTTTCGTGCAATGAAGTTGTCAAAGTCCAACTCATTAGTACCGTTCGTGAACAGACGACCGTTTTCAGGAAGACGACCAGCTTCGTAATCAAAGTTACTAGCAGAACGGAATGAATATACCTCAAACGGAATTTGCGCCCGCTTACAGAACATGGTCAGCGAAAGGAGCTGCTTGACCGTCTTCTTTAGGTGAAGATCCATAGAGCCAGACCAGTCAATGAACATGACAAAGCCGTGGTTCTTGCCAGTCGCAACGGAAGTGATACGACGGAACAGGTCGTCATTATACTTGTATGAATGCAACTTGTTAGTGTCAATCACACCAGTCTTAGACACCGAAGTCCGAGCATATTCATCAGCCGACTTCCGCATTTCAAATTCCTTGACCATGAAGGAAAGTGAAGCGGCTTCATCCGACTTGAACTTTTGAAGTTCAGCACGGACAGTATGGAGCCATTCCTTGTTCCAGAAATGAGCGACACATTCGCGCTGGTCGGCCAGAACAATCTTGTAATCATTCACGACCTTGTCATAGTTGACAGGGCGCGGGATCTTAGCATAGATATACTCTTCATCCGAGTTGATCACAAGATCATTCTGACGTTCCTGCCAAGCCTTTTCAGTCTCAGACTCAGGAATATCATTTTCAGCCTTAGAGCCAACGTCTAGTGGCTTGTCATCGGTCTTTTCGTCGTTGGCATCGCCAGCGCCGTCATTGTCATCTTCGGCTTCGTCGGCCTCATCGCCCTCGTCATCATCAGACGGAGAACCAGAACCAGTTTCAGCCTCATCTTCGGCTTCGTCATCGCCGTATTCAAACTCAGAATCGTCCTCGTCATCGCCGCTAGTTGCAGCCGACTTTGCACGGAAGTCATCCATTTCCTGCTGCTGCTCTTCCTGCTTTTCCTTAGACCAGCGGAAGATTTCTTCGGTCAGAGCCAGAACTTCGTCAAAAGTTTCAGCGGCTTCAACCTTAGCAAGAAGGGACTTTTCTTCGGCCGTGAACTTGATGCCGAGCATTGAACCGCCCTTGCAGTAAATGTTCAAGCGGTCGATAAACGACATGGCGTTGACATCCTTGGTAAGGGTACCAAAGAAGTCCTTTTCGATTAGTTCGGCATAGCCCTTGACATAGTTTCGACGGGCACCAGGAAAGCGGCGCTTCTGGCGCTTGTCAATGCGGGCATCTTCAATCACGTTCAGGAAGCCCTTGACGGCCAGAACAGCACGATTGGAAGTAGAACCAGCAATGCGCTTGGCAATGTCAGTGATAGCATCCATCCAGCCGTCAGCGGGAGTGTCAAGAGCATGACCGACTTCATGCACAACCAGAAGGTCATACAGGTCATTGGACATTTCACGCCAGACAGGAAGAGACAGAACGCGGTTCTTTACGTCAAACCACGCGGTCTTGGCATCGGGCTTGTGCTGTACCGTAATGTTTTCCGTAGCCAGCAACTTGGCTAGCTGGGACTTGGCGTTATGATTATGTGTTACTTCCATAGTGTCCTCGTGATTATGGACATAGAATAGATGGATTTGAGGAGAATGTCAAGCTTATCCGATGTAGACAAGCAGGACAGCTTTACTGTCGGGCTGCTTGTAGGTTGCGATATGCATGTTATCTGCTTTGGAATACATTTTCTTGTACAGCTTAAACGGCTGTTCATTTCCGTATGATGTATCAATCATATCAGGAAACTCAAGATCATCTGATACTGACGTAAGGTCTACATGATAAACATCGGGTTTCGACTCGAAAACGATATGCGAAACAATGTGGGAATCGTCAAGTCTAAGCATTTGTGTCTCCGTTGTCATATACTATATATGGGTATGGCAAGTCGGTTTTTCAAGTGGTCCAAATGCATACCAGCCATGTTTTGGACACATGACTGGTGGCTAAGTGCTTGATTTTATTGGGTTCGGCTAAGTCTTTGATATCTTTTTGAGAACCATTCCGTAGTTATTGACCTTAGGGAAAGTTGATAGATCAATTCCAGGTTTAAGTCTCAGCCGATTGTCATCTGGACCCAGTCCGATGTTTCGTCTAATCTGTAACTGTTCTGGATTCAATTCTCGCTCGGGCTTCTGAAACGGCAGATAATCCACATAATGATGCCAACGACCATATCGCCAAACCATTCGCGCAACATCAGGGTGCATATCAACTAGCATCTGAGACTTATTCACTGTACCTGTCGCGTTTAAATGTCCATCACGCCATTTGCTTTTGTCTAGATTGCCCTCTGCATGATAGAACTCTGCTGTATTGCCACCTTTCACAGTTTGAGTGGCAGCTTTACCTTGCAGGAATGCATTAAACTGAATCGTGCAATCACCATCTTTTAAAACGCGAAGGCAGATATCGGTATCTTCATTGTATCTACCGCGCCAACGATGTTTACAGTTATTAGAAATGAGCAGAGTAGAATAGATGCGAGTGTTGATTGTAAACGGCGCATATGCTTGATTAGGAGCAATGAAGAAACGATACTGTAGACCTGAGATAGGAACATTCTCAAAGCGATCAACAAAATCTTCGCAAATTTTAAAACAAACTCCAGATTCTACACGAATGCGTTGGTTCTTATGTAGACGATAGAAATCGGAAATGTTATCATCTAAAACCCAATGCTTTTCAGCACCGATTGAAATTGAGTGATCCCAGCACCAGTTTCTGGCGCGACCAGGACCGTCACCATGATTGGAAAAAGGAGCAACCAAAAGAGTAACATAATCACGAATGCCAAAGTTATCCAACGCTTCATCATAGAGTTTTTCGTCCTGTGGTTCAATAGCGATATAATGCGGAATCTTCATACGCGCAAGAGAGCGCGAAGTAAACATACTGTCATGTCTACCTTTTGAAATGATATAAACTGGATGTGTAGGATTCGTCATTCATCATTCCTGCAATATACGATGTTTACCCAAGCACCTTTAGTGTCTTCGCGGGCACTTACAGTCTTGAAGTGCTGACGCAATAATGCGAGAGTGTCATTATACTTTTCGTGTGTCTTAAGATCATTAAGATGAGCGTGATGAAATTCCATAATAAACTCACGAATACCAGACCAATCTTTAACAGCAGGCAAACACTCTAATTCACCGCCCTCAATGTCCATTTTAACTACTGTAGGCTTTACACTTTCAAAAACATAATTAATGTTAGTACAATCAACTGTAACTGTATCACGACCTCGTTTTGATACCAGTGAGTGTGCGCCCTTATTCTTCTTTAGATTGATTGAAAAATTTCGCGTCTTATCATCATTTCCAACAACAGCTTCATTATGCAAAACATAACGAGAAGAATCTGAAATATTCATTGCAACATTCTTACAGGCCAATTCATAGTTATCTTTATCTGGTTCATAAGAATGAACTAGCGAAACGCCTTTCTTCAAGGCAAAGGTGGTAAACATGCCAATGTTTAAGCCAAAATCTACAACAACATCGGTCGGCTTAAGCTGTAGCTTATTGTATTCTCCAGAAAAAACTTCATGAACGACAAACTCGTCTGAGGTACCTTCACGAACTTCTGCTTCAATATCTCTATATTGTATAATCTTAGTTGTCATTCTTCAAACCACCTCTTCAATGAGTTCTCATCTTTGTCGAGATGTGGATACCACATGCTCTTTGTCTTATCTGTAATAGTCTGTTCGTCATCTACTTGTGCATACTTTGTGCGAAATTCATCAAAGTCTTGCTTATTACGAAAATGAACATAGAGTGTCTTGAAAGGAGGATTATCTTTTTGTTCAAACTCAGGCATTCCTACCCAAAGCTTTTCTCTCTCATTCTCATCAGTTTCTTCCATACCAAGAAATTCTGCGAGTGTTGGTTCACGTACAGCTTCTTCTTTCTTGCCTAGAAAATTATCATATTCTGCGGATTCTTTTACTGTCATGTCATTAACCTGTTATGTTCAATAAGATATTTTTCAAATTTTTCTTTGTTGTTTTCATATACGCCTAAACCAAAATTACATGTTTTACAAAGAAGTCCACGATATTTTCCTGTTTGATGATCATGATCAACTTGAGGCATTTCCATGATACAGTCGCATATTTTACATCTATTGTCTTGTTGTGTCAACTCCGAAAGATATTTTTCATATGTGAAGTCAACTATACCATGTCTTTGCCAATTGTGTTCTCTCATTCGTTTACGATTTTTTCTACGATATTCGGCGGCCGCCGCAGGATCATATCTTTCTCTTTGTTTTTCTAAGAAAGCTTCTCTGTTTGCTTGATATTTAATTTTACCTTTTTCTTTCAGTTCTTCCTTATTTCTTTCCCTATAAAGTCGGGCATAATCAGGATGAGAACGTTCTGGTAAATCAGGATATTTTCTTTTTCTCATAAAACACTCCAATAGTTTGTGAAAGTATTTATAATACCAACAATCTCAAACTATTGTAGAATTGAAAAATTTCTTACTTTAAGGAAACGGTATGTCTTGTCAAACTTATCGGCAATAGTGTCAGTCTTGTGCGATATAATAAACGTATTTGTATCGTCTGTCAAGGTCTGAATGATCTTGAGGAACTCATCAGTACCATTAGCATCTAGACTTCCATCTAGAATTTCGTCCAGAATAAGAAGATTGGTATTGACGCTGTTCTTCATCTTGGCAATCGAACGCCAGGTAAACATCAAGGCTAAGTCAATACGTGTCTTTTCACCTTCTGAGAAATTTGCATAGGAAAACTCATCGCGGTGTCTAGATTTGATTACCTCATTGAAGTTTTCATCAATGTTGAAGTTGACAAAGAAGCCCATTCTATCTAGATACTTGTTCACAAGCTTATTGATGATAGGAACATATTGCTTGATGATCTTAGTCTTGATACCGCCATCTTTCAGCAGTGACATGGCCGTTTCAATCATAGTTCTTTCATTCAGCCTGAACTGCAAAGAACCTTCCAGTCTGTAGATTTCTTCTATGACGGACTTCAAGTCATGTTCACTATCCATTACCATCTTGTCTGCGTTTCGTATCTTATCCATACTATCTTCAATATCATTCATCATGGATACGATATGCATCATGGTCTGCTTACTGGACTTGATTTCTGTATTGATAGTTTGAATGCGCTTAGACTGTTCATCTTTTCTATTGATAACATCAATCAGTTCTTGAGAGTAAGATTCAACATTCGCAACTTCTTTGCCAATTGATAAAATCTCATCACCAAGAGATAATATTCTCTTAGACTTAAAGTTCTCATCAATATGTTGCTTACAAGTTGGACAATTATCAGACTTCTTTAGAAAGTCTTTTTCTCTGTCCAGTCGATTCATGTTGGAATCATGCGTAGCAATCAACTTGATGTGTTCTTCATAAAGCTTACGCAAATCCGAAAGATTAGAAACTTCATCCACAAGCTTTTCTTTTTCGTCTGCGAGACCTTGAACTTTACACAACAAATCTTTCTTTTGTAGTGCAAAATCGGCAAGTTGCTTCTCATACTCGGCCAGTCTATCGTCATTGTTCTGTTTGAGATTGCCCAGAGTCTTTTCAATATACTCTTTCTTATCTTGTGCAGACTTGACAAGCATACGGTTCTTTTCGACGCTTTCCTTGTTTTCTTGCCAACGCTGTTTGACCAGCAGGCTCATGATAGAAAAGATTTGAATGTCTAGAAGGTCTTCGATGATTGTGCGACGATCAGCAGGAGTTAACTGCATGAACGGCGTGAACGATGCAGAGCCAAGAATAACGATCTGGCAGAAAGACTTCATGTTCATCTTGAGAATAAACTTCTCTAGATATTCCTGATAGTCTCTAGATGCCGAATCCTGATTGAGCAAAGAACCATCAACCCAAATCTCAAAGATTGCAGGCTTGATACCACGAACAATCTTGTAATCTTTGCCGTAGGCCTTGAATGTGATTTCAACCTTACAGTCTTTATTGTTTACACTGTTGACTAGCATCGGCTTATTGATCTTACGAAATGGCTTACCAAACAAAACAAAAGTAAGCGCGTCGAGAATGGTTGATTTACCATGCCCGTTTGCACCTACTATCAAGTTTGTCTTATTTGCGTTTAGTTCAATCTCTGTCCAAGCATTACCAGTTGACAGCAGATTTTTCCATCTAATCAGTTCGAAGTTTATCATTCTGTATAATCTTCACTCTTTCATCAAGAATTTCTCTAAGTGTTCTTCTAGTTATGATACCGTCATACTCAAGTCTAGCTAAAGCACTAAGCGCATTGGCATCAGCAAACTCATCAAGAGATATTCCAAGTTTCTTTGCTCTAGGCAAAACTTCGTTCTGCAACACAACGGAACACTTCTTAGACCATTCGGCTTCAATCACTCAATATTCTCCAATGACAATGCTTCGGTATAGATTTCTCGCATGTAATGTTTCATTCTATCAGATTCAATCGGCAATGTCAAGCCTGAAATGTAGTTGTCGAGAATGGTAAGTGTGTCTTGAGCCTCATCTACAGTATCGTCTATGTTATTGTCGATAAAAGAATTGACATCTTCAACAATGGAAATATCTGCTGGCTGTTCCTTGTACAACTTATCCAACAGCATATCAAATGCATATGGATTAGTTTTGTTTACACAAACAATCTTAACATAACAATCCTTGAACTTGGAATAATCAGTAGCGTTGATCTTCTCAAGAATGTCAGGATGCTTTACATCATCATATGCGACCATATGAAATATACGATAAGGATTGCGATGAAAAACTGTATCACGCGATTCTGTATCAAAGACAACAAAGCCGCGAGGATCATTATAATCAGACCATATATGCTCACAAAAAGCACCGATGTAATGAATATTGTCCCGACTACTGCGGTGATGATAATGGCCAGTGAAAACACTATCAAATCGCCTGAAAACTTTGCTGTTCCATCCATGATCCGAGAGCATACCCTTTTGCATTTCAAAGCCGTCGAGTTCCAAATGCCCGATACAGACTGGTGCTTTTGATTGTTCAATTGCTTCATAACATTCCTTCTCATATTCTTTCGTGATCCACGGAAGCAAGAAAAACTCGCAGCCATCAATCTCTAGTGTTGTTGGCTTAGAGTAGGTCTTGATGTTATCATATCGACCAGCTACAAACTCATCAAGAGCATTCACACGATATGTATCCTTGAAATACTCATCATGATTGCCTGCAATGATATGCATCTCACATAGTTCGCTGATCGGCTCAAGGAAGTCTGTTCTTAGCCTGGAATGAGTAAGAACGTTAATATACTTCCGACGGTCAACGAGATCGCCAGCATGAATGATATGCTTAATTCCATTTTCTTTAATATGCGGGATAAGAAACTCATCTACGCTCCTCTTGAAGTAATCAAGGAAAACTGGGGAGTCATTTCTAACTCCCCAGTGAGTATCGGTAATAATAAGAACTTTTGTCACGCCCTCTTTTTCCTAGTATTGGATATGTAGAGTTCATTATCGTACTTTTTGATTGATTTGTCAATAGCTTCTTTTATGGCTTCTAAACGCATACGATAGTTTCCACGAATATGTATGTTCTCATTCTTGTTAAGAAGACTATTGATTAGGTGTTCAATTTGAAACGGCACTTCGTTGTTCATCGTTTTCTTCCTCGTAAAATTGAATAAGGCCTTCTTTGGCTATCTTCCGTTTTTCTTTCTTCGCTTTTTCTTTCTTCTCAAACTTGTCCATGAACTCGTTGATATTATCATAGATTTGATTTGGTATCATATGATTATCATCACTGTCTGTCAATAGATTAGATACACCTAAGTTGACTATTGTTTCCTGAAAGTTCTTATAGATCGTATATCTGTTCTTTTCTTCCTTATTAATTCTGCGAAGGAAAGCATAGTAGATAACTTGAGTAAAGTATGCAAATGGATTCTTACCTATATCTGGATTGTAATCGTTAAAGTACAGAATGCAGTTTTCAATTCCATCCGATATCATCTCATCTCTAAATGAGTAGCTAATGAAACACGGCTTGGTAGACAACTTCTCTGCTATTTTCCAGATGCACTCGCCTATGTAGTCTGGCAGTCTAGGATCTTCCAGTCCCTTTTCTCTTGCTTCTTTTACTCTCTCTTTATGCTTAAGGATCTCATTATAAAACTTGGCATTATCTACGTAGTGAACTCTCGCAGTTTTTTTCATTTCTATCATTTTTCCCTTGACTAATGCTTGACATCGTGGTATAAAGGCTATGCCAGCGATGATATGAATAACTTTAATTATACCTCTGTAAGTTCAATCATCTTCTTGATCTGCTTATCCAACACATCTTTTCTGTTAGGCCATTTGATCATTGGCTTATCAGGATCTTTAGCTAGATGCTGTAGCAACGGCAAGTAAGTCTTTCTTATATCACGCAATCTCTTCTTTAACACTTCAACTTCATCTGTTACTCCTGAAGAAGATACAATCTCTTCCTCGTCATGAAAAGAAAATCCAAAATCATTTGTTTCGTCTACTTCTGTAACGATATCTTTGCTTGTAGCCATCAGTGTAATGTTCCTTTATCTTTCTTGGATAGATCGTTTAGATACTTTTCAACTTCTTCAAGTTTTTCTATCATCTCATCATCATCGTCAGACATTGCAGCTTCTCTGTAAAGGTCAGCTTCTTCCGATTGTTCGTAGTTCGCTGATCTTTTTTGTTCTGCTCTTAACTCTAAGAAGTATTCCACAGTTTTATAGTAATACTCCAAAAGAGAATCTGATGGCTCTGTGGTCGTTAAAATGTTGTGTTCTTTGATTTCAAAATCTTGGTTGTCTGATATACGAGAGAACATCCATTGCATAAGAGATATGGATAGATGCGATCCTTTCTTTATTGGCAGATAAACTATCTTGAGTGGATTACTTATGAGATATCTGGAATTGCCTGCCTCATTTAAATGTATTGTATCCGAGATAACATCTTCTCCTGTTATCATTCTTAAGACCATTGGCTTGTAATCGTCCATGATGTTATCCTTTTAATTCGATCTTGTAAACTTTGAACGCAAACTTTTCTTCGGTATAGATTTTAATGCGTTCGGCAAAATGCTTTAGTGTGTAGTTCTCATGCTTCTTGTATCTCATATCATCGGCAATATCAAACAACTGTGCCGATTCTTTTGTATCACTCTTACGCAATCCACGACCAATGGATTGCAAGTTTCTTATCCGAGACTTAGACGGACTAGCAAATATAATGTTATGAAGATTTCTAATGTTGATTCCAGTGCTAAAAGTACCAAAACTAGCCACAATAATAGCGTTTGTTTCGGATTCAACGATTTTACGAATTTCTTCACGTATGTCCACATCTGTATCACCACTTACGAAAAATACTTTTCTATCTGATCCAACTTTCTCACTAATAAGTTTCTGTAGTATTCGTCCGTGTTTGTCAACGTATTGGTATAAGACGAGGGTATTGCCGTCGAGCGATATGGCGAGGTTGGATATAAATTTGTTTCGTCCCTCATTAAGGACCAAGTATTCAATTTCCTGTTGATATGTAAAGTTTTTTGCAGCCTGACAGATTGATTCGCTGTGTCTAAGTAGTAAACACTTGATTTGGAACTCAGCCAAGTGTTTTGCATCCATGAGTTCTTTGGTTGTAATGACCTTGCGTACTGAACCAAATAATCCCTCAAGTACGAGTTTGTGTGTTTTAGTGCCGTCGAGAGTACCTGTTGTGCCAATTCTGTATTTTGCATTTGTTAGACCTGTCATAATATCGATAAGAGATTTGGCCTTGAACTGGTGGGCTTCATCACCAATAACGAAATCAAATTGCGCGAACCATTGTTTTGGCATCTTGTATATAGACTGCCAAGTGGAGATGGTCAGAAATTTGTCTGTATCTTTTTCCTGACCCTGATAGATTTTATGTATGTTCGTGTTAACATCCCATCCATTCGTTTCGCTGTAGTCTTTAAAATCGCTTGTCAACTGTTCTACCAGAGAAACAGTCGGCACAATGATCAACCCCTTTTTCAGTCCTCTATGTGAAAGAAAACGAGCCAAAAGATAAATAATAAGAGACTTACCACTTGCAGTGGGGCTGAGTAGTAAACTACGTCTTGTACGAATGGCATGAACGAATGCATCCAACTGATAATCTCTTGGAGCATGTTTCGGCCTTAGTTTTTCTACAAACTCGTTAGCTTCTGCTAAAGAAAACTCTTCATCATAGGCTTCGTTCTCATATTCCCAGTCATAGTTGCGCTCTTCACAGAACTTAGCCACATAAGGAACTAAACCGCGATAAAGCTGTTTAGACCTCACATCAAACAGTCTTATCTTTCCGTCCCACAGTCTAGCTTTGTATTGTGGAGTAAACTGATAACCTGGAACTTGAAATGTAAATGCTTCACGAAGCTCATATGCTATTCCATCTTCGCAGATAATACGCACGAAAGCTTCGTTTTCATTCACTATAATAATCTTATTGTCCACCTATAAACTTTTCCCAATCCATGTATGATTTCAATTGCCAAGTTCTATTGTTCAATTCTTTTAGAACTTGTTTGCAAAATTCAACAATCTCTTCATGCATAACTTTTTTCAGCAGTATGTTATTTAGTTCAGTGTCAGAATCAAGATAGTGTTGAAGGTCTGCGCGAAGTACCTTCTTTACCATTGGTTCTAGGCCATACTTTTGAAGGTCTTCTGGATTGTTAAGATCACCAGAATAGTATTCCCACTTGATCTTACGGCGTGAGTTATACTCTGCTAAAAGTTTCTTGACTGTGAGATTGTGATGCGTCATAATACGCAAATACTTCGCATGAAGCTTCGGTATATTGGCCATCGCTTTTTGAGGTTCAGTCTCATCATATGCAGCGTCCTTGATCCATTCTTCAGTCAAGGCGTCAATATTCACTGGCGGTTTCATTACAACTCCATAAAAAATGATTGTAAGTATAGACGACTTTTATAGTCTTGTCAACTACAATCTTTCTATGTCGTAGTAATCATATCTAAAGGTCACTGATGCTGTGATGTTTTCTAATTCAGAATCGTTTGTGCTAAACTGCAATCCTGTTAGTGAAGTAGGATGACAATTTCTAAATTTCAATCTCATGTTTGATAAGTTTGAATTTGTGTTTACCGTAAGAATTGAATCGTAATACTTGTCTTTGAATTGCTGCTTAGATAGATTTTCAGCATACTCTTCAAATCTTCTAGGAAAAGTCAAAGACATAAGCCAGTTATGAGTTTCTTCCCATACTCTTAAATCTTCGTCTACGAGAATGTTGACCACAAGAGGTTCATATATGATCTTATCGCCATGCCTGTACGTTTCAGAAAAAGGAGTAGGTATCATTACTTCATTTGTAGATATGCCTGGAATGTTTACATTAGTCACGAAGTAATTTAGAAAAGGCAAATTAGGAAAACTAAATGTGTACTTGGTTGACTGCAACAAACTTGTATTTTGAGGCATTCTTGTCAGATCAGATTCTCTTGTCATAAGTTATAGTCTCCTTTCGTGTATTTATAAAAAAGAAAAGGGCAGCATTGCTGCTGCCCAAATCTCGTCTTGCCCCGACAATATTACGATTAGGTAAGATTGCGAACGCGGAAGATACGATAGTACTGGTTAGTACGATCACCGATTGTACCAGCGTCAGTTGCAGAAAGACCGCGAGCAAATGGGTTGGCTACCATGCCGTAACGTGTCTTGAAGCCGATCTTTGGCTGGAATGTGTCCTGACCGATAGCGCGAACCATCTGTAGAGGAACGTATGGGCAATAGAATAGACCAGCGTCATAAGGTGAAGTACCCTTATAACCGACTGTGCAGAGTTCGTCGCCGTTGTCTGAACCGCCGAAGTATGGATCGATATAAACCTTAACGCGGCCGTGCATTGTACCAGCGAATGTATTGCCTGTATCGTCAACTGTTAGGTTAACGTTAAGAGCAGGTGTGTAGTCAAGAACACCAGCCATTGCAAGAGCAGAAGCAACATCGGAAGATACGATGAGCATGTTGCCCTTACCACGACGAGTAGCCTTGGCAATTGCGTTGCATTCACGTTCGATCTGGAATACTAGACCCTTGAACTTTTCAACTGACCAACGGCCGTTTGAGTCTGTGTCAAGGTCGAATGTGCCAGCTGTTGTTGTACCGTAAGCAGCGCCCTTAACAGCAGATGTGTAAACAGTTCTTACAACTTCGCGGTTGATTTCAGCGAGAATTTCTGTTGAAAGAATGTTTGCAAGTTCTGTTTCAGCATCTAGACCGTGAACAGCCTTAAGATCCTGAGCGAGTTCCATTGTGTACTCAGCCTTTAGAGCGCGTGAGCGGGCTGTTACTGTTACCTTCTCAATTGAGAAAGCCATTTCAGCAAAAGCGTTTGTTGTGTTGTCGCCAAGACCTTCAGCCTGTGCTGTTGACATACCGCGAGAGTTGCCATAAGAACCAGCTACGTCAAGGTTTAGAACTGGGTTTGTGTTAGAATAACCAGTTGTAGCGTTACCGTTAGCGCCAAGAGCGTTTGTACCAGAGAAAGCAACGTTAGCTTCGTTGAAGAAGGATTCGTTACCATCCATTGTCTTATACTTAGAACGCATAGCGAAGATAAGTCCTGTTGGACCTGTCATTGGCTGAACGCCTGCAATGTCATAAGCGATTAGGTTAGGAAGCGCACGACGAACCAAAGAAATAAGAATTGGATCGTATGATGCTACGTTTGTGCCTGCACCAAGACCACCACCTGAGTTTGTTGGGGCTGTTTCGTTAAGAACACGACCTTCTTCAGCCATTGCCTTTTCCTGGTTCTCAAGAACGAGAGCAGTAACGGCACGCTTGTATGGATCCTTAATCTGGCCAGCGGCCGCGTGGTCAAGAACTGGCGACCACTTGTTTTCTAGTTGTTCTGTAAGATACATGTGATTATCTCCTTTGAAAATCTTACTATTATTTATAATATTTGTTACTTTGAAAGTGTTCTGCCGAGAGCCTTAACATAGTTAGCCATTGGTCCAGATAGGTCTTCTGAGATCATTGACTTACCATCAGAAACTTCTACAGTATCAAGAACATTTTCTGTTCTTACTGAATTTGTGAAGTAGCTCTCTCTTAGTGTTTGCACCTTCTGTGCATATTCATTTGCATCGGCATATTCAATGCCTTCCGCAAGCGACTTTAACTTCTCAGCTTGTGTGGCTGTTAGTCCTTCGCAAGCAGAATCAAGAACATCATTAACATATGCTTCATTTAGCATCTTGTTAAGAGCAACATTGCGCTCAATTTCTTCATTCAACTTCGCTTCAAGTTCTTCAACCTTAGAAGCCATTTCTTCTACGACTGATACTTTTTCTTCTGGAATGTCAATGTAATGCTCGGCAAAGAGATTACGCATACCAGAAACAAAATCTTCCATAAGTTCTGTACGAAGACCTGATTCGATAGCAACTTCGTTATCAGATACCCACTGCTCTACAACATAGTTAAGGTAGTCATCAACATTCTCTGTTAGAGACTCTTGAATTTCTTGTACCTGCTCTTCTAGTGTAGCAGCGAATGCTTCTTCTAGGACTGCAAGTTCTTCTTCTAGCTTGTGCTTTACAGCGGCTTCGAAGATAGTCTTTGCCTTTTCCTTAAATTCTTCTGATAGTTCTTCGCCAGCAAATAGTGCTTCCATGTCTTCTGACATATCAACTTCGTATTCTTCCATTACCGATTCTTCTGAATCAGCATCTTCTGTTACGAACTCAAAGTTTTCTTCGATAGCAGCGGCAATTTCATCTTCTGAAGCACCTTCAGCCACCATTTGATCAATGAAAGATTCTAGTTCTTCTGAAAGTTCAATTTCTGCTTCTTCTTCAATCTGTTCAGCAGCCTCTTCAATTTCCACGTCTTCTTCCATTACTTCTGATTGCTTCTTTGGCTTTTCAGCAGCAACGTTTGACTGTGAAGACTTGCTTGTGTCCTTCTTTACAGAACCAGAAGCGGCAGCGCCTACATTGCTACCTTCTCCTGGTGCTTTTGGAGCATCACCAACCATCTGAGCGCCATTGCTCATTGGATTTGCTTCAGCGCCTTGACGGATTCCGCCGTTTGGTTTTAGAGAAGCCATATTAGCAGCTTCTTCCTTCATCAGGACTGCCTTGGCTACTTCTGTTAGTGACTTTGACATATTAGATTTCTCCTTATTTTATTTATTTATATAAATTAAAGTTTTGAGATATAGCTTTTGAAAATCCTAAGAGCAACGTCCTCAATATCTGATTGCTTTGCTTCTTTGATTAATTTTCTAGCTCTATCATGATGGATTGATTTCCATCCTTTATTTGTCATAATCCATTCTTCATTTTCCATGATGCCTCTAACGAAAGCATCTGGTGCTGATGGATCAGCAACAATATCGGCTGCTGTAGCCAAATGGAAATCGTCTTGGACGAGTTGATAGCCGTTTTGTGGCTTAAGAGACCCTACGCCTCTTGTTGATACTCCCAAGCAAGCACCTCCATCTAATAAACTCTTCACTATTTTACCATTAGGAGTGTCTAATATTTTTGCTTTACCCATGATGTTATTACCATCTGGATAGAGCTTTGTAATCATGTGACTAACACGATCCAAATTGATAGCTGGTGTTTCAGGATGACCTAATTCACCAAATGCACGATTCTTGTTAACATAATCTCTGTTATAGCGTTCTACTTCTTTGTTTAGAACAGAATAAGGATATATACGGCCGTTTTTGTTTTGCTTTTCAGCTTGCATGAAGACGCCTTCGATAAAGTAGTCTTTACCGCCGTTTTTATTTTCTTCCACAAGATATCTTACTTGCGTTACTTCTTCTGTAATGAGTTTCATAGTCCCATTGCCTTTCTCTTCATTAATGAGCGTCTGCGCTTCATTAGTGTGCGAGACATTTTTGATTTTCTCTTGATCTTGGCTCTTCTGGCGCCAAGCTTACGCTTTCTGCGTTCTGCTGCTGACATACGAGTCAACTGACCACCTTGTAGTTTATAGCCAGCAACATTTGACACTTTCTTGCGGCGTTGAATTTTACCACCACGAATACGTGCCTTTACAATACCAATTCTTGCTTCGTCTAGTTGTTCTTCTTCTTTAATTGGTTCAGATTGTGCTGCATTTCTTTTAGCATAATCGCCACCTAGTATATTAGCTTTTGCTCTATAAATAAGTTTTCCAGCAGTATCTTTGCTTATACCACCTTCTTTTGCCAGATTAGATAGTGTATTTGTTACTCTTGCCGCTTCGGTATCTTTTCTGTAAGCCGTTCTTGCTTTATCATAATCTCTATTTACTTTTTTAAAATTACTGTCTCCATAATCTGCCGCATCTGCTCTTTTACCTAAAGTTTTAAGATATTGCGGATCATTTGGAAATCCTTCTTCAATTTGTTTTTCTTCGTTGTCCATATAATCTGATACGGCATTTAG